GTCCTGCATCTAATTCTGTCTCCGTATAATATCGTGCATCCCCACGAGTATTGTTATGGTATTGCGTATGATCGTCATCGGTAAGCCCCTCTAAGTCGCCATGGTCCCGCTCTTCTAATGTTTTCACATCCTTGTCCAATCGCTGGAAAGCCTGACGTACTTCAGTTCTGCTTTCGGGATGTGGAATTCGCCTATTTGCCATTACAGTATTCTCCGGCTGCCCGCTTCGGTAACCACAGCAGTAATTTGTTCAAGTGCCCACTTACGACCAGAGGCGCCAGTTAATGTCAACAAAGCTGCCTGCCCTCGACCGCCTGAATATGCAGTTGCATTTATGCCGGCTACCCACGTTCCAGTGCCTTGCGTACCTGCTATCGCTGTTGCCTCAAATGTCAATGCTGGACATACGGCCCACGTCACATTTCCGCTGTTTTCAGCTATTTCAGCATCTAGTGAAGTAAGAATTCCAACCTGCCCATCAGGCGCCAATGGAATTGGGCCTATGTCCACATACGAAGAAAAAGCCGTACCACAGTCTGTTTCTGCCAGCCCACTAAAGCGGCGCAACTTCCCATCGCGGCAACCAAGAATCACCCCGGAATCTTCAATGGCTGTAGCTTGTAAGTTACAGGTAGCAGTTGGCTCGTAATTGGTAGGTAATGTAAACGGCCAAAATGTCTTACGTTCCCAATCCATCCACCAGTGAATCCTTGCGTTTGACGAATCCGGCGTAAGATAAATATGCACGCCACGATCTTGAATGTCATACTCAAGTAGCACAGTGGTCGTGTCCGGGTCGAAGTTCAGAAGCTCTTGCGGCAGCACTTCACGCGACATGGAAATTGGCATCGAATCTCCACCCGGAGGCAGAACATAAATGCCGTCCAAGGAAAGAAAGATAAGCTCCCCAGCCGGGCCCCAGCACCATGCGTGCCTGCCCACAATTCCTATTGTGTGGGAAAGAGCATCAAGGCTCGCTCCGTAAGCCGGATCACCGCGCATTCGCCACAGTGAATTACGACAGCCCAAGATCAGATAATCATCGTGATAGGAGACAAGTGCCGTAATTGCCTCTCCGGGCACGCCAGCTTCACTTGACGTACCAGCTACCGCTCGCTGGCTATCCTCTTGCGAATAATCCCAGTCAGTCTCAGTGCTCTGTCTTGCCGCATACCAGACATGTGGTGCAATTTCGGCACCGGCCAAAAAGAGCCGGTCAAGGTGCCGGCAAATCAATGGATTCCCCGTAGGCACCTGCCCGGCAGTGGCCGTGAGAATAGAAAGCGTATTTGCAATTGGATCGTATATCTTGGGTGCTCGTTCAATACGAAATGAGCATGTCCCATCACCCGGCTCCGAAGCCAGTGTGAGATTGTTTCCAGAACGAGTTGTGATTTTATATGTTCCGGCTGTCGTACTTCCACCCACGTTACTAATTACAACCACATCATCATAATTTGGCGAAGCAATGCTTGACGGCCATGACTCGTAAGTTTCGGACGTGAGAACTGCCCCAGATACGATACCATCTGTGCCAGTTGCCTTCAAATCACCATGATCGGCGATGTAAAGTTTCTGCCCGCTTTGGACGGCAGTTAAAGAAATATCGTCCCTGACGCTCAAGTTACTGCTTACTTCCGCCATTCGACCATACGGAGTCTCTTTATATATATCGCCACCAGCGGACCCCACGAGCATTGAACGTAACGGCGTAACTGTTCCGGTCGAATAATACTGCACCCGAAACACGTTCACTAAACACAAGCCACCGTCAACAGTACATTCCATACCAAAACCGACACGGCTCCCGGTATGAGCGCCAACTGTGCCGGTTAGAATTTGAGTGCCGTGCCAATACACAGTAACAGTAGTGCCGCTAATTGTTGCAGTCAGCCAGCCGGGTTGTGCTGAGCTAATCGTGCCAGAGTCGGTATCTACAGTTGTTAGTACACCAGTAACATACGACTTCAACGTTGCACTATACGACCCATCGCTGCCAGTCATGGTAATTTCCACTTTAACTCCGTCAGTCGCATAAGCCGGAGTTGTATTATCCATACGGAAATACAATTGATATTTACCGTGATGTGCTCCGTCCCATGGTGCAATAAAAACCTCTACCGTATAGCTTTCTGAAGTATCAATGGTCAGCGCATCTCGCACTACAGCAGCATCATCTACACTGGTATCTACAGATGCCATGGATTGAAGGATATTCGGAACATCCGAAGCCCAGCTTGCCTGAGTCCACGCTGCTGCCAATGACGATCCGCCAAACGTGTCGGACCAAGCAGTGAAACCGTCACCTGGAGCAAGAACCATTGGAACCAGGAATCGCACGTTTGATCCAATATCATCCTGGGAAAATTGAATAAGCCCCGGCCGACTCCCGCCCCGCTCCCGGCTTTCCAATGTGCTCACTGGCCTGACGTTCTGACAATCGGGTGTCGTATATGGTGGCTGCTGGCGATGAGCCGCCTTACGATCCAAGCCGCCTAGCGGGAACTGGATTCGTAGTTGTCTTTTTCGTCCCATAATTCCACCTATGAAAAACGGCGACCCTGCATTAAGCCGGATCGCCGGAGTGTTTACCAATCAAGCCGGCCTAGGAAGTTTTCCCCTCATCATCCAAAAACAGCTTAGGAGTGCCGTCTTCGTTGCGGAAAGATTCTTCCTCTTTGGCCGTCCGAAGCTTAAGGAAAAACGGCTCTAACACTGCAAGGTCATTGACCGTCAACGATTCGTCCTTCTCATCAACCGTATCTACTACTTCCTCAAAATCCAATGCACACAATGGAAGATCAGACTCTTGCAATAGAATTTCATTAAACCTCGTTCCATAAGCTAAAGACTCTGGAGTATTCGGCTCGATCTTCGCACTTTCACCTTCCTTAGTGTTAGTCAACTCGTGTATCAAAGCCACGCGCTGTCTCTCAATAATGTCATACTCTGCCGACACTTGCTGAGTGTACTTGAGAATCTTATACGCCAGCTTCGGGCGCATGTTGATTTTCGACAATTTCTGCCATGCTTGAATTGACTGCCAAATTTGTCCTAGAATCATAGTTGCTCCTCTCTTCTGAAAAAAAGTGAAAACAATAACAATACTTATGCTGCATCGTAAATCTTAATGTATCCATCGGTATCTCCAATTTTAACTTTAAGATTTGCAATAGCAGTTCCAGCCGATGCATAATTCGGCAAACAACCAGCCTCAGCATCCGCAATTAAAAAGTAGCTTGTATTAGCTGCCGCAGTTATTTGCAAAAGATTCGTAATAGCTGCACCAGTATTAAATTGAATTCCCGTCGTCATTGTTTCATCAATATCGACACAAATTCCAATAGGGGTTGAACCTGTAGTGCCATTCTGTACAGCCAAAATCGATCTAGTAGGTGCAACGTGAGTAACAAATCTCGCTACGTCACCTGTGACTGTACTGCCGGAATTTGCTGATACAAAAAGCAAATCCTCAACCTTACCATCAGATTGCGTCTCAAAACGACCAACATTTACTGTCTGTGAACTTGGATTAGTAGCATCCCCCTTAAATACACAATGAAGCACATAAGCAGTTTTATCAAGTGCATCATACCCTGTACCAGCATTTAGAACAATTTGAGCGCCCCACCATCCGCCCGTAGAAGGCTGAATATTAGCACTCCGCGTATGTTCCATTTTAATTCCCTGAACGTATTGCCCAAGTCCAGAATCAATATTAAACACACTTTTGATACAATTCAAGTTTGCAGCCGTAATATTAACAGCAGCAGTTGAACAAGCACCAGTAATCGCAAGACCAGTCGTGCAAGCGCCAATATCAATACCAGTTGTAGAAGCATTAGCTTCAATTACAATACCAGTAGTCCACGCTTTACAAGTGCCACTCTTCTTGAAACGAAGACCAGCAAGCGTAGCACTGGTAAGATCAGCACTTGCATTTATACTTGAATCAATACAGACACCATTTACATGACCGGCACTAACAGTTACATTAGCACCAAAATCCAATGCGAAATGTGCAGCAGCCGTTAGAGTAGTCGAAGTGCCAGAAAGTGTAATAGTCTCAGAAGCTTCCACAAGACCATACACGCCACAGTGTACACCGTCAGCCATATTCGCTTTCGGTCGCAATTTTGCAAACACAGAAATGTGATTGCACTGAGAAGTCTGGGCCGTAGCAATCTCATAACGATTATAGATACCAGCCGACGACCCGGTATTTCCGGCAACAATATCAGCATTCGCCTCATTGTGAATCTCAACAGCAAATGGATATGTAGTAGTTGTATAAACACCAGTACCTTGCACGCCAGCCACAAAAGCC